TCAGCTTTTCGCCAGAACGGTGACGGCCTTATCGAGTTTTTGCCATCCGCAATAGGTGATTGCCCTGAACGCTGTAGCGTCATTCTGGAAAAGGCTAACCGCCCCTGATTCGGTTTTTATTACCGCCTCATCAGTTGGGGTTATAACCGTGGCTTCAACGTTAATAATCAGCTTTTGAGCGTCTATCAGCATCATGCGATCCGCCTGTTCGCTCACAATTACCGGTATTCTCAAAAGCTCTATCTGCCAGAACTCAGCATCAGTAAGCTGTAAAGCGTTTTCTACGGGCAAGATTAGCGACGACGTGGAAAGCGTGTTACCGTTCGCTATGTGCTTTTTGAAAAGCTCTATGAAGTTTTCGGCCTCATCAGCACCATTAAGCACGCCCTCAGGGGATACGCCAGCCACCTCCTGATCACTGGAAAGAAATTTTTTATCTATTTCTTTCACCGATTCCGATGTGATCAAGTCTCTGATCGCTGAATTTGTACCAGGGGTGCTAAATTTGATTAGCTCGTTATTCAGCATCACAATAGCGCCAAGTTTGCACAGTTTTAGCGCGCTTTCGTTTACTTCTCCCTCTTTGACAGGGATTTCTTCGGCTTCTTTAAGCCATTTACTACCCTTGCCTGATATTGACTGCAATTTTGCGCCAAACGGAAGATTAAGCGCGCTGCTGATTAGCTTGCCTGGTACAGACTGCGAAAAAATATACTCGCCAAGCTCTCTTACTATCGGCTCTGCCACCAGCGACGGCATGTTATCCGTGTTCATTCCGGCAACAATGGATTTTTCAAGAAATAACGATACTGCCGGATCATTTCTTTTCGTCATCTCTATAGCGTCAGCATGGCTAAATTTACACGATGCCAGCACGCTGGCGGCGCGAACTGCTGGCACGCCTTTCATGTTTTTACAGATCATCTTCTTCATCCTCCTGGAAGCACGGGTTTAGTGTTTCGTGAAAATATGGCATCAGAACAGCGGCGGCCTGTAACCGTATTTCGGTCGACTGCTGCTTGTCGTTCATGATTTCCGTGAGTACATCAATAGGGTCTGTGATGTATTCGCTCATAGTTCGCTACCTCAGTGTTTTAAGTCTGTTGGTGGCTTAGGGATGGGGAACCGATTTGAGTAGACACTAGCGGCATTGAGTTTTTTAACCTCTTTTTTCCCAATGCTGCCGATCTTGCGGTGGGTGAACTGGGCCAGCTTAAACGCGGCATCTAAAGCCAGTTTTGGATCTGTGTCCATGTTGTCAATCAGTATCCTGCCCATTGCTTTGATGGGGTCGGGTAGGCCGTTATCCATCATCTCAATGGTGTTAATTGATGCCCGTTCCGGTGTAACTTTTTCGGTAACTTTCTTTGTAACTTTTTTCGGTTTTGTAACCTGAAAAGTTACATCAGAAGTTACAGCCTTAAGATACTTTTTCACCTCAGGATCGTTGGATAGCTGCCAGCCTTTAACCCTTGCGGTCTTTTCGCTGTATCCCGCATGTATAGCGGCTTCCGTGGGATTTGCGCCCCTTGATAACGCATCAGCAAACCGCTTTTTTTTGGTCGTTAATGCCATGCAAAAACCTCGTTTTGAGGGGGTGTAACTTTTCGTGTAACTTTTTTGAAAAGCAAAATTTTCTACGAATGAGACGGGGGGCGGTGTCCAGGGTGATCGACTTTCCGGCCGGAACACTCCCCCCCCATGTCATTGCTCACCGAGTAACGAGATCAGGCCTTCAACTTCATTACTCAGCTTGTTTATTCGTGTCTCAAGCTCTGCGATCTTTTCCATCAATGGCGCTATGGTGTCTCTTGTTTCCTCGCCAATGGCCTTAATGATGCTTGCCTCGCGTTCTGTGATAGCCATTTGTTATGCCTCACCTGTTGCAATGCCCAGTCTTTCGCGTAACAGCACACGTGCAAGATGACCTACTGTTGGCGTGGCGGCTCTGCCGTATATACCAGCTTCATTCATCCGGCGAATAACATCGAATTGAAGTTTTTTAAGCTCGTTTAGGATCTCGTGATCAATCATCACGGTAGCGCTTTGCTTTATCTCTTCCACTTTGTTTCCTCCTGATGCTTATCATCTAATAATCAGTATTTTCGATAGATTATAATCAATCAACCATTTTTTAAGATATGCGAGATCGAAAAAAAGCCGGATTGCTCCGGCTATGTGTTCACTACTTCGGTTATTCTCCAGCGCTTTTAACGTTGATGGTTGTTACCTGTTCCGCTTCGGCAATCTCCCGTTCTGTCAGCGTGGCAAAGTTTGCCGCCGCTGTGGTCATGAATGCGCTTATCAGTTCGGGATTCTCCTTCGCGTATCCTTCCCGTGTGTGGCGGTCGATGATTTTTATCGCCACCCTCAGCCAGTGCTCTGTAAGGTCAATGGCGCGGTTATGTGGTTTCTTCTGATTGTTCAATTTTCCTGATGTGTGCATTTTTATTTTTACCCTCGTGTTTAAAAAGTTTTAGGTTGTGGTGCACCTCCTCTACCTCTCTACCCAATCATCTTTCAGGTCAGTAATGGCGCGGCTTTCAGATGGGTAGAGGGCTTTCGTGGCCCTCTACCCATCCTCTACCCGCCCCTCACAAACGACCTTAATCATGGTGGAGGGTGTAGAGGGCTTTTATTTGCCTTCTACCTGCCCCTCTACCCACTTATCATATTGAATAATGTATATTTATTTTCTTTAGGTAGAAGAGGTAGAGGGCTTTTGTCTAAAATTATAAAAACGCGTCGCAATCATCAGTTGTAATTGCGTTGGTCTGCGTTACTCCCTTAACTCTCCGCGTAATATATTCATGTCCGTAAACTTTTGCCGCTGGCTTCATGGCCTTGCTGAACTCAGCCACGTTTAGCGGCTTGCTTCTTCCTGCGTATGCCATAAACGCCAGATAGACGCGGTAAAGGCTGTTTCTGGTCGTGTACTTCACGGAATCGCCACCGCCACCCATCATCAGGCCGCGTGCTTCCTCCAGAAAATTCAGGAACTGGCAAAACTCAATAACCGGATCTGTCTGTTGCTTTATCGCCAGTGCTTCATCACCGTCGCGCTGTTCCAGTAATAAAGCCCGTGCCTTTTCAGGGTCAGCAAAATTAGCCAGCAAGCGGCGGATAATTACGGGGATTTCAGCCGCTATCTTTTCCGGTAATTCCTTGTCTTTTTCGTCCTCCCTTACAATGTTGTCGAACCGGAAAATCACCCGACGGCGTGACACACCTCCGGCCCGCTCGGTGAATATCATCGGGTTGTTGTTGGTCGCCAGTACCACCGCCCTTATTACCGTCGTGAATCGCTTCTCATATTTCGGGTTAATTTCGACGGGGTCACCGCCCGTGATTTTCTTGATGCCCGTTCCTTCGCCTGTATATTTCGGCTGGTCAGCCAGGACGATAAGACGACTCCCGACAACCTGCGCACGTCCACCAGCATCATCAAGTGAGGTCATTTCAGCGCTTACCGTGTTCTGTTTCCCTGCCAGAAGGCTGGCTATATGCGTGAATGTACTTTTACCGCTACCGCCGTCTCCGGTGGCCTCAATAAACATCTGCCAGTCATACCGGTTCGCCATAATCATGTACAGCGCGGCACATATACGCATCATCTTGCGCGGGTCTTTTCCGGCTGCGTGATCAAGCCATTTGTGAAAGTTTGGCGCGTTGTCGCGAATGTTCTCCCCAGGTGCTGGTGGCGTGTACTCAATGCCGTTGTGCGTGGTGATCCAGTTCTCCGGCGTGTGCGGGGAAAATTCCCCCGTTTTCAGGTCAAGCGCACCATTGGCGAACGGCAGCAAATCGCCGGACGGCTCCCCCATTGGTTCGGCAATAACTTTTAACGCTTCAACGGCGTTATTGATTACGCGCTTGCTAAAAGTGGCCCTGTGCTCTGAATAGATCGTCACCATTTCGCGGCTAAGTTCCATTGTGCTGACCGGACACCATACCCCGCCGCGCCATACGTGAACGATTTCACTTTCCGGATGCACACAAACGCCATCAAATCGACCAGCAAGCATCTGCGCGCGCTCACTGTCCGCCATCTGCGAAAGTTGCGCCTTTTGCTTTACCGGAAGCTCAACGACCAGACCATCAGAAAGATTATTGCGCTCACGGGCAAGATATTCGCGCCAGTTCTCCACCTTCTGACCGTGCATTCCTTCGGGGTAAAAATTTGCATCCTGTACACCTGCCGCCGCCAGCTTCTGACCAATCGCCTTTATCATTACAGGTTCAAGATGTCCGGCCCTGAATATGCGTACTGATTTTCGGCCTTCCGGCACAATTTGCAGCTTATCCAGTTCTGATAACTGCTGATCCCCAAGCCACACAGGAGGCTCATTATCTCCGGCCATACGCGCGTCATGTTCCTGCCATTGTTTCGCGTTTGACCAGGCATCACTACCCGCGAAAATAATTACCTCTGTGTCTTTGTGTTTTATTCCGCGTGGCTGTTTTTTTACGTTCGGTGCGCTTTTCATTTTTTACCCCTGAATACGTTAAGCATCTTTTTTATTTCCTGAATATTGGCGCGTGCTTTCTCCCTGCTGGTTGGCTTACTGCGGGGCGCTGCCTGTACCAGATAAAAATCACGGTCGAACTGATAAACAGGCATAACGCAATCATATTCGTAGCCTTCACGGCGGTAAGTTACGCGCCGTTCCTCCACGCCCTTAATCATTACCGTGCCGCCGTACTTATCGCGGTAAATATCCCCGCACATGAATTTAGTGCGAGTTTTGCCGCTGGCAGTTAAGCCAGGATATTTAAGTTTCATTATTTTTATTCTCCGATAGCGTGACCTGATAAGCCGTTAATCTTCTCTGATATGCTCTCTATTTTGCTGGTGGAAATATTCAGTAATTCAGAAATGGCAAAGGTTAATCTTGTCGTTGACTCGTCACGCTCGCAATTTGTCAGCGATTCAAACCAGACGTTAATAATCTCACTTACGGCATTGTTGTAAGATATTGCGCTTTGTGTGAGTTCATTCAATTCGCAAATTACGCGTTTGTTATTGTTCATAGCGTTTAAATCTCTCATCAATTAACCACAGCGCAACACTTCCAGAAAGTTTTGCCAGAAGGCCAGCTAATGCGGATATATCGTCATCCGTAAGTTTGTCAGGGTATACCTCAAGAAGGCGGCAAATGATTTCAACCTGCTGCGCTCTTTCCGCAATTTCGTTTAATGTAAACTCCTGCATTAATTACTCCTCATCCTGAATACATGTCACTGTGTGGATAATTACGCCGGATAAACCGGCTTTAGCTGATTTGTTAATTACTGTGCTGATTGCAGCCTGGACGTTTTCGGCCTTCACGTTCTGCGTGATGCCAACGGTATAGCCGCGCTTGTTAACAGCACGGGAAAAAACGCGGAAGGTTTTAAGCATGACGCACCCCCTGACGAATACGAGCGGCGAATACCATCACGCAGCCAGCCGGAGATTGCTGGCGCGCTTCCTGTTCGCTGGTGGCCTCGATGGTAATCACGCGCGGCTGTGCCGTGCTCAGGGCGATAAAACGCCAGATGTATTTATTCAGGTTGTGCGAGTCCCGCCCTTGCGGGTGTGTGGTATGATTTCTCATAGCTACCTCGATACTGTTGCTATCGTTGGTTGTTAGAAGCCCGTTGGTGTTGGTAGCACCTGCGGGCTTTGTCTTTTCATCGATTACCTCAATAAAGGTGTCAGCCACTATACTAGTAACAGGTGTCAGCCACGTCAATAGTGTTTTTCCATTTTCTTGTGTGTATACTGTCAGCCACCTAATAACAAGGAAATCAGATATGGCAACGAAAGCAGTTAATGGAAAATCCAAAAAACTTGAGGCACGAGTCCCCCATGCAATAGCTGACGCCGTAGAAAATTTAAAGGAAGAAGGCGAAAGCACTGGGCAATTTATCGTTTCGGCACTTGAAGGCGAGATCAAACGCCGCCAGCGCCGCAAGGCCAAAGAGCAGGAATAGTCCACCAGCAAGCCAGCACACTGAGCACATTGCCCACCAGACAGCAAATCGCTATGATGTTCGGGCTTATGTTTAGTGTTTTCCCATTGGCGACCGCCACAGGTCGCCTTTGTTTTATGTGTCATATGTTCCCCCTACGCTGCCTTACCTGAATTAATACGATCCCGGCTTTTAACCCATTCCATAACCTCGGAAAGCAGCCAACCTACTGAACGACCACCCAGATTACGGCGTGACGGGAAATTCCCTTTTTTCTCCAGTTCGTAGCGTGTAGTGCGGCACACTCCTGTTAACTTACGGCATTCATCCTCACGGATTACGCGATCTGATAGTGATTGAAATTGTGTATTTTGATTCATAAAAAAACGTCCTCGAACGTTGCCGAACGAGGACGATTCTAGGCGGTAGTAAAACGCCGTTTGTGTGATATCACACTACCAGCACGTGATATCACTTTTTACGTTTTTGTTGAGATTCACGCCCCAAATACTTTTGCCATGTCTGCCAATGTGTTTTTGGAAATTCTATCCCTCTGGATGCAGCTATAGAATCAATTAAATCTGCTATTTTAGGTAATGATTCCGTGTCCAGGTCTACATCACCCATTTCTGGAATAAGTTTAATTAAAGAGTAAATAACCTCATTCCTTTTTGACGATGCTTTTGGGCTATCTTCTGTTATCTTCGGGAAGTCTCCCGTATTTTTTATATTATCTAAATCACTAGCCATCACACACAAATAGTTAACATCAAATTCATAACCACCCTTACAAAAAACATACATGAGATTATCATCACCATACTTATTCGTAAGATGAGAACATTTTATATATTGTCTCATGCTAAATTCGACATCAGCAAAAACATATGCCGGAGTATAATAAAACCCTGATAAGCTGCTAACATAATAACATTTGATAGAATTCCCTACAGGACCAATAATGGCACTATCTAAAAATTCAGTGTCACCAGTTAAACCAACTGTAAAATTACTTCCAAAAACAGCAGATTCATCATTGAAAGGATATTTTATTAATTCTTCCTCATTACAACCATTGATAAAATGACATAATGAAAAATTGAATTTTTTAGCATCAATTTTTGGTATATATACAGAAATATTAAGAGCACCTATATATGCGTAATGATAAAGATCTTTTATTGCACAGCCTAACTTTTCTGCCGCTTCAGGTAACGGATAATAGAGTCTTTTAGGTAATTTCATTTGGCCACCTTCAGCATAACAATATTTTCATGATTTCCAGCCAGCACATCGAGGCGCTCAACCCATAGATTAAGAGCGTCACGTTTTGCATCAAGATAACGGGAGTGATTATAGACTCGTTGCATTCCTGGCAACTGGTGCGCGGTAAGCTGCTCCACAACATGCGGTTCCACGCCTAAATCGTTCAGCATCGTTGTAAACGTGTGCCGGATGTCGTGCAACGTCCAGGGGGCTTGATTAATGCGTCTGTGTGCCGTTCTTCCGTACTCTGATACGGATGATTGCCCTTTCAGTTCTCCGAGCAATAAGCCCGTGTGCCTGTTCTGCTCCACCAGCTTCATGACAAACGGCAAGATCGCTTCCGGTATTGGCCTGAATATTGCTACCTTCGTTTTGCTGTGTTCTTTCGGCACGGTCCAGAGCATTTCTTTAAAATCCCATTCCTGGACCTCAGAGCGTCTTAGCTCAGTGGTACGACATCCGAAGACAATCAGGAGGCGAATCAGGGCGCTGTAGTACGGTGGGTAAATTTTTTCATCAAGGGCGCGTAGTAATTCCCCAAGCTCCTTGTTTGTTAGTACGCGCTCGCTTATTTCTGCTTTTTTCCCAACATCACCGACAACCATATCATCAAGAACGTTGCTGATTGCGTATCGTCGTTTTCGGCAGTACTTAAGCGCCTGTTTGCATACCTGTAGCAAAAATCCGGCTGATACCGGATTACGCTTAGCAAGCTGGTCAAAACAGGCCAGCCAGTGGCGTAGCTCGCATTTTTCCAGTGGCATAGCTCCAATCTGGCTAATTATGTGTTTATTGATCCGGCTTTTCAGTGATTCGTAGTCAGTGCGCTTTTCCTTTGCGTACGATTCAAGCCAGTAAGTGAGCGCTTCCTTAACCGTCACGGGGGCTAACGCGTCCTGTACAGCATGATTAAGTTCATAGCGCGGATTTTTCCCCTCAGCCAGCCATGCGCGACATTGCGACGCTTTTTCCCTGGCTGCTTTCAGGCTCAAATCTGGATAATTTCCCAGCCTCAGACGTTCAGGTGATATCTGCCTACCAGTTCCGGACCTGTAAGTGAAATACCAGGTTAACAGGCCATTGGTTGAATGCCTTACGCTAAGGTTGCCACCATCATTAAAAAAGGTGCTTTTTGTGGTTGGTGATCCGCTTAATTTTCGTAAAAGAGTGTCGCTAAGTCTATGAATTGCCCTGCTCAT